TTGCAACTAGTTGTTTTACTAGAGATATTTTATTAAAGTATCCTTTAGGAGTTTGGGAGAATGGTAAAGCTTCTGATCATCACATTTCATATAGACTTCAAAAAGATAGAATACCAATATGGACTAGTAGAGATGTTTTTGTAAGACACTTACGTCAAGGCAGAGAGTCATATTTAAAAAATACTAAAGCATGGCTAGTAGGTAATGCCCCATCACAAATAATTTATGAGTTAGATAAAAAGCAGTATCAATTTGATGGACAGAGACAATATGAATATGAACCTTTATTTGTAGGGACAAATGGCAGAATTTAATGATTGGTATAATGTAGGTTCAAATAAAATACATAAGACAGCTCTTATTAATTGGGATGTTGTTGAGATAGGTGAAAATAATATTATAGGAGCTTATACTTGTATCGGTACAGATGCTCAAAGTGTTAGAGGTAAATCTACAGGTGTTATTTCTATTGGAGATAATAATACATTTAGAGAAGCTGTTTCTGTAAATATGCCAACTGAATGGTCAAAGTTAACAGCTATAGAAGATAATTGCTATTTGATGATTAATGCTAACATAGCACATGATTGTTATGTTGAATCAAATTGTATTATTAGTAATAATGCAGCTTTTGGTGGGCACGTATATGTTATGAAAAATACAAATATAGGTTATAGTGTATCAATACATCAGTTCCAAGTTATAGGTTCATATTGTATGCTAGGTATGGGTTCTATCGTACCTAAGGGGGCTGATCTTAAATGTGGGACATTGTGGTATGGATCCCCAGCAAAATTTAAAAAGTATAATGAAGTTGGATTGCAACGAAACGAGCTGGCAGTAGAAGATATGAAACTTGAAGATGAAAGACGACAAAAGATTATTGAAGAAAGATCTAAATACTAAGCTGGGAAGGCCCACATAATTTAAGGAACCTTTAAAATGTTATACGATATATCAAGAATTAAAGAAGAGGTATTTGACCTAGTAGATATAAACTTTATGGGAATAGATTGGAATCAAATTTATCTTCAAGGAAAAGAAAAAGGTTGGGCTCAAGGTAAAAACCAAATGATGTGGCCGGAAATAGATCAAGAAGAAGAACAATGGGATGTGAATCTATTTGAATTTCCGTATATCAATTCAATTATGGATGAACATAATCTATGTCGAACCAGAATCATTAAATCAAAACCAAAGTCATGTTTTCTATGGCACAAAGACCCACGAAAAAGGTTACATATTCCAGTAGTAACAAATGAACATTGTTTTTTATTGCTAGAAAAAGATGGTAGAATACATCTACCGGCCACAGGAGAAGCATACGTTGTTGATACCACACAACACCATACACAAATAAATGCATCAAGGGAAGAAAGAATACACATAGTAGGATCATTGAAATGGAAAAATTAAAAAGAGTTAAAACAAAAAAAGATCCCGATAACTATTCAGTTACCGAAAAACATATGTCCGTATTAGAAAAAGGACAAATTACTGATCTTGAAGAAAGATCTAAATACTAATATGAACAAAGAAGCGTTTTTATCTATTGTAGACGACAAATTATGTGTGGATACAACTGTTTTTGAATTACATGAATTAAGAGAATGTAAAGAGTATCTACAAAAAAATAATTATAAATCATCCCAATTCTTTTCCAAAGATAAAAGTGATGTAGATAAACTACATTCTATTATAGAAAAGATGGGGAAATTATCACCAGAATGTGCTGGGAAAGATATTGATAGTTTTTATTTAAACTAATAGAGGAGAATATGTACACACAAGATGATGTTGATCGATTAAGTGGCTCGGTCCATATTGAATACACACTTGCAAAGCTAGGAGCAGCAAAATTACGTAAAAAATTAACGAATCAAAAATACGTTAGTGCACTTGGGGCATTAACAGGCAACCAAGCAATGCAACAAGCAAAGGCTGGGTTAGATTCAGTTTACCTTTCGGGGTGGCAAGTAGCAGGCGATGCTAATGATAGTTTAGAGATGTATCCTGATCAATCTCTTTATGCAGTTAGCAGTGTACCCACAGTAGTTAAAAGAATTAATAATACATTTATTAGAGCAGATCAAATTCAATGGATGGAGGGAAGAGGTGACCCAGGTTTTAATCATATTGATTATTTTTTGCCAATTATTGCTGATGCTGAGTCCGGTTTTGGCGGTGTTCTTAATACACATGAACTAGTGAAAGATTTAATCGAAGCAGGAGCAGCAGGTATTCATTTAGAAGATCAATTATCGTCTGCAAAGAAATGTGGACATATGGGAGGGAAGGTTTTAGTTCCAACTCAAGAGATGGTATCTAAATTAAAGGCTTCTCGATTAGCAGCAGACATAATGGGTGTTGATACAATTATTATTGCCCGTACTGATTCATTAGCCGGAGCATTATTAGTTACTGATGCTGACGCACATGATAATAGATTCATAACAGGTGATCGTACTGATGAAGGTTTCTTTAGAGTGGAAGCAGGAATGGATCAAGCAGTTGCAAGGGGTATTTCATATGCTCCCTATTGTGATTTAATTTGGATGGAAACTGGTAATCCCGACATTGGTGAAATAACAGAATTTACAAAAGAAGTTCGTAAAGAGTTTCCTAATAAACAGTTTGCATATAACTGTTCACCATCTTTTAATTGGAAGAAGAAGTTATCTGATAGTGAAATAAGTTCCTTTAAAGATGAGCTCGGCGAGCTAGGTGTTACATATCAATTTATAACACTAGCAGGATTTCACTCATTGAATTATAGCATGTTTGAATTATCTGAGAACTATAGAGACAACGGAATGTCTGGTTATGTTGAATTACAAGAAAAAGAATTCGCAGCTCAGAAGAGAGGTTTTACAGCAGTGAAACATCAACGTGAAGTTGGCGCTAGTTATTTTGATGAAATTAATCAAATGTGTACTAATAGTACAGAACTTAGTTCATTAGAAGGATCAACAGAAAAAGAACAGTTCTAATGGAAATTATATTAAATGGTCCAGGCGGTACAGTATCAACTTGGAAATTGACCGAAGCGGCTTATGATTATTGGAAAGATAAGCCGAGAAAAATGCTATTTGATTTTTCTTGGAATCTACCTGATCTTAGAAGTGATAATATTTTTGATGAAGAACATCCTCCTAGAGATAAGCTTGGTGTGCCCGATGAAGCATGGTTTTTTAAACCGTTAGATGGAATATGGCGAAATGGAGACTGGTCACAACCGGCTACGCCAACTGGCTGGTGCATAGATATTTGTGAATATGATAAAGCAACAATTTGGATAGAAGATAATAACGAAATAACACAATATCATCCAGATGAAATACCATCTATAAGATTTGATAAAACATATGCGCCCCCATCTGAATTATTCTATTCAGCAGTTTCTACAGAAATAGGCAATTGGCAACATAAGTGGTATTCAAGATCTATCCCTTTACATAAATTTAGATTACATACAATGCGTATTAATGATAAGAAATGGATCTTTAATCTCGATACAGCTCAAAGAGAAAATTGGAATATGTATAGAATGGTTAGAACTGATTGGGCTTATAGACTCCATGTTAGAAATAAACCATTTGTTGATAGTATGAGTTCATTTACAGGTATTGATTTATCATATGATATGAATACTGGAAACCACGAACAAGATTGTTCTCACTTTAAAGTTCATGATCAATGGGGCCACTGATCTGTGATACATGTATTCGGTGATTCATATTGTGATCCTCTCAATGGAAAGGGTGGAGGAATATCATCAGAAAAAAGATGGTTCAATCTTTTAGACGAGCCTTCATTTGTTTTTGGTTTAGCGGGTTCTAGTATTGATTGGTCTTTGAATGTTTTTCTTGAAGGGCATAGGCATAGAGAAGGCAAAGTAATTTTTATTGAATCTATTCCAAGAAGATTTCATTTTGAGTTCTTACAATATCCCGGCCATGCAGGTGCGGTTCTATTTGATGATATGAAAGAGTGGGAAAATGATAAATGGCTTTCATCACCACAAATGATATACCTTAATCAACATAAAAAGTTTATAGAATATTTTCATATAAATTATAAGGACTATCATAAAGCAACAAAAACAAGATGTACGTTAAAAGCTTTATCCGATCAATATGAGAAGGTCATTTACTTTGCCACATCACATAATAGAAATTTATATGCCCCTGCGGAAATAGAAAATACAGAAAAATTTATTATACCTGACATAACATTAATGGATATATCTCGAGCAGAGATAAAGAACGATTATGATCCTTCATTTAAAGATTGGAGATCAAATCATTTTACAGAAGAGAATCATATAAATTTATCATCTTATATAAAGAGATTGTTTAATAATGAACCTGTGAATGATATAATATTTAATAAGAATGTGATATGATATATTGGGGTATTACTTGTGGATCACATGACGGTGCTTTAGCTGTTTATGATAGTGCGAAACAAGAGGTTCTATTTGCAACCGACGCTGAAAGATTCTCTAGAAAAAAGAACGATCCTCAAATACCTTTAAGCTTGTTAGATTATGTGAGAGAAGAATATGATGTCCCGGATAAAATTTATTTTTATGAGGATCCTCGTATAAAGATTTCTCGAAGATGGTATGCTGGACAGAAGCCAGCTTGGAAACCACCTGTGTTACCACATCCTTATAATACTAAACATTATAAGATGAAGTATACCTCGCATCATAGGTCACATGCGACATATGGTTATTATACATCTCCTTTTACTGAATGTATGATATTATGTATTGATGCTATAGGAGAATGGGAAACATTAACTACTTGGTACGTTAAAGATCATAAATTTAAAAAATTATGGAACTGGAAATATCCTAAGTCTTTAGGATTAATGTATTCAGCATTGACACAGTACTCAGGTTGGAAACCCAATGAAGAAGAATATATTATGATGGGGGCTGCTGCTAGACAATCATATCCATATGATGTAGTAGTAAATAGAATTAGAGATTGTTGGGAAACAAAAAATATAACCTGGCATAAAGGATGTAATAATATTCCAGAGTGGAATGTGAAACCAGAAATACATCCTCAGGATGTACCTACTGCTGCACAACATGTTTATGAAGAAGAGTTTCGTAAAGTATTAGGCCTATTAAGTCAACATAAGTTAAATAATGGAAATATAGTATTCGTGGGAGGATGTGCTTTAAATGTTAGTGCCAATAGATTTTTATCTGATTATTTTTCTAATATCTATATACCAGCTAATCCAGGTGACTCTGGATCTGCTATTGGATGTATTCTTGCAAGAACAAGAAACCATATTAGTCCTACTCCTTATCTTGGTTATGATATACAAGGACCGTATCCGTCCAAAGAAATAATTGAACACTTGATGATCGATCGAGTGGTTGGAGTAGCAAACGGAAAATGCGAATTCGGACCACGTGCTTTAGGTAATAGAACACTCTTCGGAGATCCTACTGATAAAAAAATAAAACAAAAAATAAATGAAACAAAGGGTAGAGAACAGTTCAGACCTTTTGCTCCGATGATATTACCTGAAGACGTGGCACAGTATTTTAATGGTGGATTTCATTCACCTTATATGAGTTGCGCATTATCAGCAACAGAAGAATTTAAACAGAAATATCCTGGTGTTGTTCATTTAGATGGAACATCAAGATTACAAGTTGTTGATTCAGAACCTCATATAACATTATTAAAAATTTGGAAGGAGATAACAGGATGTCCTGTATTATTAAACACTTCCTTAAATGTAAAGGGACAACCAATTGTCAACACAAGAGAAGAAGCCGAAGCTTTCACTAAGAGAACAGGTGTTACTGTTCTTTCTTAAAATTAAAGAAAAGATTTTTGGTAAAAAGAAACAAGATTTAGATCCATTTATATATGATTGAAAAAGTATTAATCGGACCTGCAGAACGATTAAGTTTTATGTTAAGACAGCATCATCTTGATGGTATGTATGATGATAAAGAGTTGGGGTTTGATTATCAAGAACATTTGATTCGCAAATGTTTCGAAGAGAAGGGTTCTGATATTTCTGTATATTTGATATATCAGAATTTTCATAAGAGCATAGGGTTTGATGAAGATAAAATATATCCTAGAGATAGAGAACATGCTGAAGGTAAGAAGACATTATCTGAAGTAGAAGGATCTCAAGGTAGTAAAATATTAATGAGAAATAAAAACGTAAAAATTAAAAAGAGTCTTCATTGGAAACCTTTTTTGGAATATTATTGTAATCATGAATTTTGGGAAATTGAATATAATAAATTTTTAAAAACTTTACCTTACTATAAAAAAGTTTTTACTAATTTTAACTATGGACATATAAAGGATTATGAAAGTTGGAATAATTGGATGCTCTCATAGTGCTGGTGTAAGCCAAGCAGGTCTCCTTAATAAAGCAGGTGGATTTAATGCCTGGAAAGGTTGGCCTCGTCAATTAGCAAAGAAATTTCCTCAACATGAGATTCATCTATTTGCATCGCCAGGAGGTGGACAGAATAATATGGAAGCTGCTTTGAGGACTTGCCTTGTTGAAGATTATGAAATGGTGATCCTTCAATTTACAACACAACGTCAAATGTATCCTTTGACAATAGAAAGAAAATCAAAGAAGTATGATGGGTCATTAGATTCATGGTTCTATGCAGGTAATAGAGAAAACTTCTTTCTACATCAACAAAGGATGAAATGTCTTTCTATAAAGAATTATGTATTAGAACGAAAATGTGTTAAGGTCGGCCCCCATTGGGATAACCGTATGGGATTAGATCTTGATGGTACAAAAGTAAATACAAATGAATTACCCCAAGTTATATTAGATGCTCTTATAGATAATGAATACTTTAATGAGATGGCAGAGACATTTTATAATTGTCGAAATATGTATAAGAAATTATTTAAATATTTTTTCTCTATGTTATGGGTGCCTACTTATAAGCACGGTCCAACTAATAGCGATCAAGCTTTAATCGAGGTAGAAGGAAAGGTCCCGGTTTTTGTGGAAGAGTTTTTAACTGGTAAAGAATTAACAGACCAGGTGGATTGGAAAATAACTATATATGATTGGTTAGTTAAACATTATTCAAAAACAAAAAATATATCTCATCAAGATGCTAATAGAATTATATTTCATGAGTATAGAAAACACAAAGGACATTTAGGGGAAAAGCAACAACATGAAGTTTTAAATCAATATTTACTTGCTAATGGAGAATTTTACGGAGCTTTAGATGGATAAACATCTACAGTTCTTAAATCATAGTTCATTATTATTAACTACATCTAAAACTAAAATCCTATGTGATCCTTGGTTTAAAGGGACAGCTTTTAGTGATGGGTGGTCATTATTATACGATGAGTCTCATAACATCAATGAGTTAGACTTTGACTATATTTGGATGTCACATGAACACCCTGATCACTTTTCAATACCCACATTACGAGAACTGAACAAAAGTTGTACTTTTCTTTTTCAAGAAACAAAAGATAAGAAAGTAAAAAAGTATCTTGAAGAAAAAGGTCATTTAGTAATAGAGCTTAAGAATAAAGAAGAAACAAAAATTGGTGACTTAAAGATTACATCTATTGTATGTGATGGCTTTGATTCAAGCCTGTTAGTAAAATATCCTGATGATAAGGTTTTACTAAACATTAATGATGCAATGGTATTAGATGATATAGAAGTTGATAAAGTTGATTTACTTACATTTCAGTATAGCTATGCAAATTGGGCTGGTAATAAAGGTGATAAAAAAATACCTAAGTATCTTCAGAGTATAATAGATAGTAAGAATGATAAGGCAATAGCAAAGTTTAAACCAACTGCTATTATGCCATTTGCGAGTTTTGTATATTTTTCTCATGAAGAAAATTTTTACTGGAATGACAATAATTGGATAGATCATGTGTTTAACAAATATTTATTTAATGAATCTTTTCTAATATTCCCTAAACCAGATCAATCAATATCATTAAACAATCTTGAGAAAATACATTATGATCTGTCTGCTTGTGCATTTTGGAAAGACAAATATAAGAATCTAATTATAAAAGATAAAGTTAAGCCACTATCTTTAGATCAAATTGAAGATTGTTATTTGAAGTTCAATAAAAAACTAAATCAAGAAAATACTATTGATAGTGATCTCTCATTAAATATAAAAATTAATGACCTAGATAAGATTATTAAGGTTGGATTAGTAGAGACCTCATTTGAAGTAGTTGATGAAGAAGAGACGATTAGTGTCTCATCTGAAACCGCAGGCTTCTTATTTTCTCAATTATTTGCAAGAGGTACAGTATGTGTTAATTCAAGAGTGTCTTTTAATTATAAAACAGCACACAAATTCTTTTTGTTCTTTTTTATACCTTATGCAAACAATATTGGAAAATATTTTAAACAGTTTCCAAAAGATGCATATACATCAATAATGAAAACATCAGTAATGAGTGCAATTAATGGAAGTGATAACCTCGTATGAAAAAAAAACATAGACAACTTTATGATTCATGGAAATATAAAAAAGGAGGCTTAATGGAATTTAATAATCCCATTTTTCAGACCCTATTAGGGTTAGTGATTTTTTACATTGGTTTAAAAATGTTTTCGGGTGGAATGAAAAGCATGGGTAAGTTAGAACACCTTGAAGTCTTTCTTGGAAATCCTTACTATATGTTTATTGGTGGTATTGTGATGACTCTTTTGTGGCAATCTTCATCACTCTCTACTACTGCAATTATCGGATTGGTCGCGAGTGGCGCACTTCCTCTCCCCGCAGCAATCGGTGCAGTTCTTGGAGCTAACATCGGAACGACAGGTACTATATGGTTAGCAGGGATAATGGTTTCTGATGGAATGCCTCAAGGAATAACAAAACAGGTAGCCATGGTCCATACAGGAGTCAACCTGTTCATGGCAGTTCTCTTGTTACCATTTGCTCAACATATAGCTAGGTTTATATCAAGATTCTGATAAATAAATCTTTACATTGGAATTGGCTCTGGGGGTTGGATTCGAACCAACACGCCCCTCTGCAAAAGGGACAATACGTAAACAACGCATCACGTCTACCGTTTCGTCACCCCAGAGTCCGTTCTTTTATAAGATGTCCCATTTGATGCTCTGCAAGCGCATCAAGGTCTGTATATGTTTCGTCGCATTCGAAGCAACTAGCAAATCCATTTTTCTTATAAAAGTTTTCTTCATCTATCATTTCTCTTGCTTGCCTTTGTAGCTCATTTATCACGTCGTGTATTCCATGTCCACCTGGGTAGATCGGAAATACTTTATTGCTACTTTTAGGCATTACATAAGTCCTGCTCTTTTCATTCCACTAATAAGTCTCGTCATTCCTATTCCACCTCCAAACCTAGGTCTGAAGTCATGCCCCAGAAATTCATCAAGTTCTGCTTCTACTCTTTCTTCACCGAATAGATCATACAATAAACTGGCATACCCACCATCTGATATTGTATGGAATTGTTTCCTCATTTCATCAACATCGGTTGCACGTTCAGCACTACCGATTGTTTCCATGCCACCAATAATAACATCGCATTTATTAGCAAGGCTGGCAGTTTTTTTCACATCTTGTTGACCAAGTTTCATGTTCCAGAAAGGACTTGTTGATTCCGGAAAATGGGTTAAAAAGAATACATCTCCATATTCTTGATACATTTCTTCTTCATGGCCAGCATCTAATTCTTCACCAGTATATTTTGCTAATACACTTTGATACATGCCACCCGGAAAATCTAAATCTTTATATGGAGCTCTTCCATGATCACAATGAAATCCTAAATGAATTAATAAATCATTTTCCAGTTTTAATAATTCTTCAAAGTCGCCAGGAGCTTCAAATTCAAACATTGGGAAGATTAGTTCATGTCTTCCTTCTATTGAATTTTGTTCTTGCCTGTAACTTGTGCTAACACAATAACAACCTGGCAGATCAGGTTTAGTTAACAATTCATATTCTAACCACATTTGCCCTGTTTGTGGTAATGGCCATATTTGACCATTATAATTATAGGTAGCAACTGTAGTGGGATCTTCGCATGCGGCGAGGATTGATAATCTGCTTTGGGTATGTACTTCTTGAAAATTACGTGAGGAAAAAAAGGAACGGAGTTGTGAGACTACATTAGTGAAATCGGTTGGATCGATTAAACTAGTTATAATACCCTCCTTTGATAATTAAAATGTTAACCTCCTTTTATTTCACAAATCTTAATATTTATAGAATCTCTTTATTCAACAAAATTTCTAAATAATCATAGGAGGAAGTATGGTAACATATTCACATTTATCAATGATTGCTTTTGTGATATTAGGTTTATCTATGGTGAGATTAATGATTAACTATAGTTCATTAGTTGCTAAAAATTTTAATGATAGTCCAGATGATGATGTTGTGTTTTATTGGCCACATACGGCAATGAGTTTTATAACTTTTTTTACTATTATATTATTTTGGTGGACTTCTTATCCACTGAGAGATGTGAATTATTTTCCAAACGAAGGATGGAATTTATTTACATTTTTATTATATCTTTCAGTACCATTCTTATTTTTTATGGTTACTGAAGTGATCGCTCCACAAATTGAAGAACATAGAACGAAGGAAGTTAATTTAAAAGATTATTATTATAATAATCATAAGGTCATATTAGGGTTGGCAGTAATGTTACAATGCGTTCTGCTCGCAAATCTTTTTGTATTCTTTAAAGGAGAATTGCTATCATTGAAAGTGATAGGCAGAGTCATATTGATTTGTGTCATGACTCCAATGATATTCAGTATCAATAAAAGATTACATGAAATTGGTATGACAATATTTTTTCTAGGATTCATCTATACCATAATAAAGTATCATATCTATCCAGTGATATAATGAGATGCGAGGGGCCTGGGGTGTCGTCCCAGCGGCACGCTCCTCCATTCTCAAAAAAAATTCAAAAAAGATCACTAATGATATCAAAGCGATAGCGCCTAAGTCGTTGTAATCATTGATAATCATTTCTGTTGACATTTTGAGCTAGATGTGATATAATATAAGTACAGAATAAGAAAAGCGAACGAGAGAGAAACATGAGCGAATTACGAGAACAAAAATCAATCCTAGCTAAGTTGATGGCTTCCGAGAATATCACGGTCCGTCACGCTAAAGTTCCTACCGCAGGATTTGATCCTAAATCAAGAACCTTGATTCTTCCAATCCTTAAAGAGATGGAAGGAGAAGTCTATGACTTGTTTGTTTGTCATGAGGTTGGACACGCCTTATATACACCAGCAGAAGGTTGGCATAAAGTGGTTTCCGAACAAGGACCAAACTACAAAAGTTTTTTAAATATTGTCGAAGATGCCCGAATTGAAAAATTGATCAAACGCAAATATCATGGTGCAGCAAAAGCAATGCATGCAGGATATCAGGTTTTGATGCATGAACGCGATTTTATGGGACTCAAGAAATATAAGATAGATATCAATACAGCCCCTCTGATTGATAAACTCAATATACATTTCAAAGGTGGATTACGCGAAGCAGTACGATTTACTGAAGAGGAAATGTATTTCGTCCACGAGATGGAAAATCTTGAAACATGGGATGATGTAGAACAATTAACAGGTGAGCTTTGGGATTGGTGTTCAGATCGAGAAGAACAGTTACAAGAGTTCGATGAATTTCAGATGCAAATGGATACTGAAGAGGATTCAGATTGTGAGGAAGATTGTGAATGGGATGACAATGACAATATGCAAAATATTGTACCTCCATCTGAAGATAAAGAAAATCCAGAAAATGAAGAACAGGTAAGTAAAGAAGATTGTGATGCCCCAGTTGATAGCTGTCCTGAATCAACGGATGGAGACGGACCAGAAGAACAGTTGAAAGCAGATGAAGATGGAAACAAACCTGCAGATCAATCTAAAGATGAATCTCAAGAAGAAGCTAAACCGAATAATCAAGCTGGTAGATCAGAAGGTGGAGATGATGCATGGTATGATGAAGATCCTTGGAAGTGGAATAAGCCTGAACCACAATCAATTACTGATCAAGAGTTTAGAGCCCATGAAGAAGAATTAGTTCATGAAGAAGCGATCGAAATTCGATATTTTAATTCACCGAAACTGCATATCAAAAACAATGGTTTGATTGTCACTTATAAAGAGTTGATGAAAGACCACAAGATCAGAATCGAAAAGAAGGTGGCGGATTATGAAGTTGAATCACAACTTCCATTTGAATATGCACGCAAGTATTTGAAATTAGTTGATAAGGATAATAAACCAGTTGTTAATTATCTCGCAAAAGAATTTGAGATGAAGAAGAAAGCCGCGGAATATAAAAGATCACAGACTGCTAATTCCGGACTCATATCTTTATCAGATATTCACAAATACAAATATTCAGATAATATTTTCAAGAAAGTCACGATCGTTCCAGAAGGAAAGAATCACGGATTATATATGTTGTGTGATTGGTCAGGATCGATGCATGATAAGATGATTCCAACATTTATTCAGTTGTTGCAATTAGTAGACTTTTGCAGAAAGTGCGCAATCAAACATGAAGTATATGCATTCGTAGATTATGCTTATGATGAAGAAGGGAATGACGTATTAGTAAAGAAGGAACAAAGGCCTTTAGAAGATAAGATAGCTGGAAATATTTCATCTGCAGGTAATCACCGAGCAGTTCAATTAATAGAGATCTTTTCAGATAAAATGTCAGCAAAAGATTTTCGTGAGATGAGAGAACAATTGGTTGTGTCTTTACTTCGATGTGATAATGAGTTTCACCAAGCCCCTTATCAGGAAAACAAAAGAAGAGAGGCTAAGATAAAAGCAGAAGTATATGATAGAAAGCTTAAAATAATTAAAGAGACCAAGCAAGAGATTGTTTGGAATATGATGAAAGAAGAAAATCCGGAATTATCTACATGGGATTGGAGCGCGCTCTGCTCTCGATATAATTTTCCATTATCACGACTTTGTGGAACACCATTAAATTCTGCAATTATGTTTAGTATTCCAAATGCAAATAGATTCAGAAAAGATAATAGATTAGATATTGTTAATACAATTATTTTAACAGATGGCGAATCAAATTCAGCTCATAGTTATTGGAAAGAGGACGAAGGTGTCATGAGGGCTTATAACATTGAAAATCAACTGGGAGGTGATCCTGTTCGTAATAAGCTGGTAGATACTGAAACAAAAAAAGTATTTGATTGGAACCGTAGAAGTAATTGGAGTGAAACCCGTAATACACTTGAGTATTACAAATATAAAACTTTTTCGAATGTGGTTGGATTCTTCCTTTGTACTAGTGGAGATACGGCTGGTAGGATAGGATCAAGGGATATTCAATTGAAAACCGGATCAACGTTCAATCAAGAATCATATACAGTTGCAAAATCAGAATATAATAGGAACGGATTTTTTATAAGTAAGAACTTAGGATATTCAGAATTGTATGTGATCAAAGCAAATAAATCAGTTCAGACGGAAGATGAGATTGATCTTGATACTGATAAGGAATTGTCCACGGCACAGATAACACGTGCATTTAAAAAGTTTCAGAAAGGAAAACTTGAGAAGCGCGTTCTGCTTAATCGATTTGCCGAGATGGTTGCGTAAATAAACCTTGACATTTTGTCAAACTTATGGTATAATATATCATAATGAAAATAATAACGAGAGAGAGTATATTATGACACACCGAGACCAATTAGTTGAAGCCTGGAAGCAAGTACATGGAGATTCAAAAGTACTTGATAGATCTGAGGTAAATAGAATAGCCGTTGATGCGGGACTCAAAGAACCGAATCAGAATTTTCTGAGTAAAATCAGAGTAGGTCGAAATCAGTTTTCGATCGCAAATTATGGACAAGTAGCAGTAATGCCACAAGCAAAATGGGGTGATCGTTATCGTAAGCCTAAAGCAATTGACGTACGTGAAGTACAACATGAGACAGCAATTAAAAAGGTTAGCGAAGAAGTTTCATTTGTGCCTGATCATGATCCCAATTATGTTAAAGCAGGTTATTTTACAGAACTTGTAAGAATCATAAATTCCGGAATGTTCATTCCAACATTCATTACTGGTCTTTCTGGTATGGGGAAAACCAAAGAGGTTTTCGAAGCAGCAGCAAAAACTAAACGTGAATTAATTCGAGTCAATATTACAATTGAAACTGATGAAGATGATTTACTTGGACACTATACTCTTAAAGATGGTGAAACTGTTTGGGAAGACGGTCCTGTTATCGTTGCAATGGAAAGAGGAGCAATTCTTCTTCTTGATGAGATTGACCTTGCATCAAATAAGATCATGTGTCTACAACCAGTACTTGAAGGTGGAGATATCTTCTTGAAGAAGATTAACAGACTCGTTAAACCAGTACCTGGATTCAATATTATTGCGACAGCGAATACTAAAGGAAAAGGATCTGAAGATGGAAGATTCATTGGAACAAACATTCTTAATGAAGCTTTCCTTGATCGTTTCCCATTGACATTCGAACAAGATTATCCAAATGCGTCAACAGAGAAAAAGATTATTACTAAGATCCTCGCAAATTATGAAGTCAAGGATGAAACATTTGTTGATCACTTAGTACAGTGGACCGATGTAATTCGTAGGACTTATGATGACGGTGGTATTGATGAGATCATCTCAACACGTCGTTTGGTAAACATTGTTAATTCGTATATGGTATTCAGAGACAAGATGAAAGCGATCGAATTTTCGATCAATCGTTTCGATGAAGATACTAAAAATGGTTTTATGGATCTATGGAGCAAAGTGGACCCTGCAGCAACCCCCGAAACAGATGAAGAACCTGCCGAAGAAGCAAAAGAAGAATAAAAACAAAATAGTCCTTGACATTTTAAACGTTATCTTCTATAATATACAATATAAATAGATGATAACGTTTTCTGTTTATTTAATATGAAAGGAGTGAATGCAGATCGAAGTACCAATAGCTGAGTTAAGAAAGAAACGTATATTTGTTGCTACACCAATGTATGGTGGAATGTGTAGTGGAATGTATACTAAAGCTTGTTGCGACCTAGCAACTACAGCCACCAAATATCAAATCGATTTAAAATTCTTTTATCTATTCAATGAATCTTTAATTACAAGAGCACGAAATTATTGTGTTGATGAGTTCTTGAGATCTGAATATACACATCTCATGTTCATTGATGCAGATATTTGTTTCGATCCGAATTACGTTCTTACATTAGCAGCACTATGTGATAGTACGAAACCAATCGTTGGTGGAATATATCCTAAGAAGTGTATTGCTTGGGAGAAGGTTCGTAATGCTGTTGATAAAGGATTAGCTGATGATGATCCGACGATGCTTGAAAGGTTTACAGGCGATTTTGTTTTCAATCCAGTAGGAGGTCAACAAACTATTTCATTATCAGAACCAGTAGAAGCTTTGGAAATTGGAACTGGATTTATGATGCTTCAACGTGAAGTGTTAGATAAGTTCGCAAAAGAATATCCTAAGTTTCGATATAAACCAGATCATAACCGTTCAGAACACTTTGACGGTTCCAGATACATTCATGCATTCTTTGATACTATTATTGATAATGATCAATGGATGGGTGAAGGTAAATCGGAAAATTCCGATCGTTATCTATCAGAAGATTATATGTTCTGTCAATTAGCACATAAGATAGATATCAAAACTTTTCTATGTCCTTGGATGAAATTATCACATGTTGGAACATATGTATTCTCCGGTAACTTACCAGATATGGGTGCATTGGAATATGCAGCGCATGGATATGATACTGAGAGTAGACCTTTCTTAGAAGACAGAAAAAAGAAAAAGTCTTCAGAAGGCATGAATAGAAAAGAACGTAGAAAACTCGCTGCGGCAAAACGCAAAGAGGATAAGAAGTCAGGGAAACCTGATTATTCAAAAAGTCCTAACCATTTATAGGAAAACATGATTATACATAATGAGACTGTTGAATATTTAAAAAACTTTGCTGAGATTAATCAAAGCCTGGTTATCGAAAAAGGTAAAGTCATTAAGACAGTTAGTGAACAGACAAATGTAATGGCAAAAGCAGAACTCGGACAAGAGTTCCCACAAGACTTTGCGATCTATGATCTCAATAAGTTTCTGGGTGTTCTTTCTTTATTCGTTGAGCCACGATTTGAATTTAGTGAAAAATCTGTAAAAGTTCAATCAAGTGTTGATGCAAATAATTATACAGCTGGAGATCAGATAGCCGAATATCAATTTGCCAACATGTCTTTGTTTGAAAACGAAAAAAAGATTCTTGCAAAAGATATTGAGTTGCCAGAACCGGAAGCTTCATTTAAACTTGAAGAGAAGTATTTCGTTTCTATTATGAGAGCAGCTTCAGTTATGAGTCTACCAGAAATTGCTGTTATAGCAAAAGATGGAAAGATTAAATTGCAAGCAATTGATTCCAAAACATCCGTCGATAGTTATGCAGTTGACTTGGGTAATTCTGATTCTAATTTTAAAATGATTTTCAAACTTGAAAATCTTAAATTAATGAAAGGGACTTATGATGTGAGAATATCAAATAAGGGTCTCGGACATTTTAAGAACACAGAGAAAAAACTTGAGTATTGGATTGCAACTGAACAGACAATATAAGGATTATGACAGATAATATATTATGGGTTGAGGCGTATAGACCTCAAAAGGTAGCAGACTGTATTCTTTCTGATCATCTAAAGAATCCATTCCAATCATTTGTAGAAAAAGGAAATATTCCTAATCTATTATTGACTGGAGGACCTGGTGTTGGTAAAACAACAATTGCGAAAGCAATGTGTAAGGAGATTGGATCTGATTATCTTGTTGTGAATGGTTCTCAAGAATCTGGTATTGATTTATTGAGAGTCAAACTAGAAAATTATTGTAGTAGTGTTTCATTACTAGGTGGTAGAAAAGTTGTTATAATTGATGAGGCAGATTATTTAAACCCACAATCTACACAACCAGCTTTAAGAGGATTTATTGAACAGTTCTCTGAAAACTGTAGTTTTATTTTTACTTGTAATTATTTACATAGGATTATTGAACCAATTCATTCCAGATGTTCTGTAATTGAATTTAAGATAGATAAAAAGGATGCGCCTGTGATTGCTCAATCTATGTTAGATAGAGCAAAGCAAATCCTTGACGAGAATAATGTTAATTATAATGAAAAGGTTCTCGTTGAATTAATAATGAGATATTATCCAGATTTTAGAAGGACATTAAATGAATTACAACGTTATAGTGCTACAGGTGATATTGATAGTGGGGTTCTCGGTCAATTGGGCGATGCTAACTTTCTCGCTCTTATTAATGCATTAAAAGAAAAGAACTTTACAAAGGTTCGTAAATGGGTAAATGATTCAAGTCATACAGATCCAAGAAACATATATAGACAATTATATGATAACTTACATGAACATTTAACACCTAACACATTACCACCAATTATTTTATTATTGGCTGATTATCAATATAAATCTGCATTCGCAGCAGATCAACAAATCAATCTAACCGCATGCTTGATCGAAGTAATGGTTGAAGGGCAATGGCAATGAATCCATTCGATTTTGTAAAAGATATAAACTATAAGAAAAAAGATTTGTTACAAGATGATCCCGATGGTCATATAGAACGGGATTATAAACCCTTTTTAATTAATAGAACATTAAGTTTTACCTCTGATACGGCGCTTCATGCTAACGAAATGAACGTAAGACCGTTTCTAGATAACAAGCTTCAATACCACTATTTGCTAAATATCATTAGACCCAAGAACAGATTTGGTCGATGGTTAAAAGCCGAGAAGTACGAAGCCATAGATCTTATCGTTGAATATTATGGTTACTCCTTGCAAAAAGCTAGGGAAGTCGTTGATATATTCACGGATGAGGACTTACGTACTCTCAAGCAAAAATTATTTACAGGTGGATTGAAGGAGTTAAATGAGTATAGAGGTCGAAGCGCTCGTTGAAATCAAGCTGAAACAACCTGATGATTTTTTAAAAGTAAAAGAGACTTTAACAAGAATTGGTGTGGCATCCAAGAAAGATAAGACTCTATATCAGAGTTGTCACATTCTTCATAAACAAAGTCGGTATTACATAGTACATTTTAAAGAGTTGTTCATGCTAGATGGGAAACCATCTAATTTTTCAGATAATGATGCAGCACGGCGTAATACAATAGTTAATCTATTAGCAGAATGGGATTTAGTACAAATTGTGGATAACGATAAAGTTAATGACAATATTGTTCCCATTAATCAACTAAAGATTATATCGTTCAAAGAAAAGGACGAATGGAATTTAGTGGCAAAATATAATATTGGAAATAAGAAAAGTGACGACACTAAAATTGAAAGTACATAAATTATTTGATGATGTTCAAATTCCCCAATTTTCCACAAAAGGTTCAGCATGCTTTGATATACATGCATACTATAGACCTGAAGCTGGATATAAGGTTTGGAATGAAGATAAAAAAACATTTATAGAAAGAAAAGATTCTTCTATAACAATTCATCCATTTCAAAGGGCATTGATTCCAACAGGATTGATTTTAGATATCCCAAATGGATATTCAGTAAGAATACACCCTAGATCTGGAACAGCAATTAAACAGGGCATGAGCTTAATTAATTGCGAAGGCGTAATCGATTATGATTACGTAGAACCATTGTTTATTGCTTGTGTGAACCTTTCAGAAGTTCAAACAATCATTATAAATAATGGCGACAGAGTCGCTCAGGGCGAACTTGTCGAAATGACTCATTACGAAATTGAGGAGTCGTCTACTAAGCCTACTCAAAAGACTGACCGCGACGGTGGTTTTGGAAGTACTGGCAAATGAGTAGATTTAAAGTTTTAGGGCACAGTTACGACTTAGAAATATACGAAGAAGTTTTAACTGATCCTGAAAAAGGTACTATTGAATTCGACGAGGTCGGAGTGTATAGTGCCAAATCCATACTAGAGTTAGTATGGATTGTTCTTAAACATCGGTTTGAACATCTGCTCGCTGGTGAGGGATGGAGAGACTGATAATCTTGCTTTTATAAGGAGATAATATGTTATATACAAACGCCGCATCACTGTTTACAAATCCCAAACATTTACAACACTTGACTCAGTCCGCAATTGGATTAGATAATCTGTTTGAAAGAGTGTTTGGAGAATTGTCTAATTTTAATCAAAATCAAACTTCAAGTTACCCACCTTATAACTTGAAAAAAGATGGAGATGATTATATAATAGAGTTAGCAGTTGCAGGACTCAATGAAGAAGACATTACAGTGAATGTTGAAAACGGTGTATTAACCGTCGAATCAACAACAGATAAATCAGATGAAGATTTTCTTTATCAAGGGATTGCAAAGCGTTCTTTTAAACGTTGTTGGACTCTCTCTGATGATATAATTGTTAAAGAAGCAGCATTAGACGCTGGGATGTTAACAATTACAATGGAGAAGATTATTCCTGAGGAAAAGAAGGCAAAGCAGATTAAGATTGTAACAAATCAAAAGAAGCTTTCCTAATTTCGACGGGGTCGTTGAAGATAAATACTTTCTAACCAGCGACCCCATAATAGGAGTGAAAAGTGAATGAAGCTGAAGATATTAGGGTAGCACCGAACTTTACCCTACCTGAATTACTAAAAAGTTCAACAGCAGATAGAATGGGCTTAGATAATACACCTGCCACAGATCAAGTTTTAGTTAATCTTACCAATGTAGCAAATCATATTTTACAACCAGTTCGAGAAAAATTTGGACCAGTTCGTGTAAATAGTGGTTACAGAGGACCTGCTTTAAATAAGGCAGTTGGAGGATCTAAGACAAGTCAACATTGCCATGGAGAAGCAGCAGACTTTGAATGTTCAAGAGTTGGTAACGATGAGTTGGCAGAATGGGTCAGAGACAATTTAGAATTTGATCAGTTAATCTTAGAGTTCTATCAACAAGGAAAACCATCAAGTGGATGGGTTCATTGTAGTTTTAAAACAAATGGTAAAAATCGTGGAAAGATTACGACTGCTTTGAGAGTTAATGGTAAAACTCAATATAAAGAAGGACTAATCAAATGAGAGGGAGAATGGAAGATGAAACTTCTTATTTTAATTTACCTACAGTTCCTTTATACAATAGGAGCATTTACAGGTAGGTGTTGGATAGACCAACAGATATTATGGTGTTATAAAACACTAGAATCAAAGGGACATAAAGTAGAACATTATTATAGCATTCCTGAAAAACAAAATAAATGAAATTTTACACTAATGTTCATCAAATTGGTGATCATATATTAGTAAGAGGATATGAGAATGGTCAGAAGTTCGATGACCGTGTTGAATATCGGCCTACCATTTTTATACCTTCTAGAGAGAAGTCAAGTCATACAACTATTGAGGGGAAATATCTATCCCCTGTTAAACCTGGAACAATAAAAGAAACAAGAGATTTTATTCGTAGATATGAAGGTGTTGATAACTTTCAAATTTATGGAATGAATACTTATAGGTATAGTTGGATCTATGATAACTTTCCAAAAGACAAAGGTATAGAATATGATTTTGGTTTATTGTCAATCGCGTCTATTGATATTGAGGTTGGTTCAGAACATGGCTTTCCTGATCCTATATCTGCAATTGAAGAAATACAAGCAATCACCGTTGGTAATAATGGGAAGTATTATGTTTTCGGTTGTGGGGATTATAAAGCCCATGAAGATAACATAGAATATTTTCAATGTTCTGATGAGAATCATTTACTTCAAGAGTTTCTTGGCTTCTGGGAAAAGCTAGCTCCAGATATTATTACAGGTTGGAATATTCAAGGCTTTGATATTCCTTATTTGTATAATCGCATAGTCAGGTTATATGAAGTTAAAGAAGCCCGCAGGCTATCTCCGTGGAGGTTAATACATGAGCGAGTTACTCAGTTTCGTGGAAAAGATGTTACTTTTCATGATATTATTGGCATTTCTGTTATTGACTATATTGACGTTTACAGACGTAATAGTCCCCCTGCTGAATCTTATCGGCTCGATTACATCGCATCAATAGAACTAGGAGAAAGAAAATTATCATTTGAAGAGTATGGTAATCTCTATACATTATATAAAGAAAACTTCCAACTGTTCATTGAATATAATATTAAAGACGTACAATTAGTTGAGCGATTAGAAGAAAAGAAAAAGTTAATCGAAATGGTAGTCGCTCTTGCATATGAAGCAAAAGTAAATTATCAAGATACATTTGGAATGGTTATGATGTGGGAAGTGATTCTCGCAAACGATTTAATGAATAGAAATATTGTTGTCCCACCAAAGAAAGATAATACAAAGAATAAAGCTTATGTAGGTGCGTATGTAAAGGAAGTACAAACAGGTATGCATAATTGGGTTGTTAGCTTCGATTTAAACAGCCTATATCCTCATTTAATTATGCAATACAATGTTAGTCCTGAAACTATTTTAACAGGTATTACACAGCAATGTGGCATTGATAACCTATTAAATAAGAAGATCGATTTAGATAAGTTCTATGAAAAAGATATTACTATTGCAGCAAGTGGTCAAGCATTCAGAAAAGACACACAAGGATTCTTGCCTAGATTAATGCAAGAGAAGTATAATAATCGTGTCATCTTTAAAAAGAAGATGATTGAAGCAAAGAAGAAGTTAGAAAAAGAAACAGATCCAAAGAAGATTGATAAACTGCAGAAGGAAGCAGATTCGTTTGGTAATAAGCAGACCGCCATGAAGTTAATGCTTAATAGTGTTTATGGCGCTTTCGGTAATCCATATTTTAGATTTTATGATTTAAGAATTTCTGAGGCAATTACATTAGGAGGGCAGCTCAGTATCAGATGGGCGGAAACCACTGTCAATAATTATCTCAATCAAATATTGGAAACAAAGGAGGTTGATTATGTATTGGCATCGGATACTGACTCCCTCTATATTACTTTGGATGCTTTAGTTAAAAAGGTATTCCCAGAGGATGTGGAGACAACAAAGGTTATTGATTTTCTAGATAAGGTTTGTGAAGAGAAGATAACAAAGATAATTGATACAGGATATGCTGATTTAGCAAAGTATATGAATGCTTATGATCAGAAGATGTTTATGAAAAGAGAATGTCTTGCTGATAAAGGAATATGGACTGGTAAGAAACATTATATTTTAAATGTTCATGATAATGAAGGTGTTCGATATACAAATCCTCGAATTAAAGTTATGGGAATTGAATCTGTTAAATCTTCAACACCAACATCTTGTAGAGATAAATTAAAAAAGTCTTTTGATATTATCATTAATAAAGATGAATTAGCCATACAACAATTTATTGCGGATTTTAGAACACAGTTTGAAAAAGAACCTATCGAGAATATTGCATTTCCTAGATCTGTAAAAGGAATTGAAAAGTATAATGGTGGACATACTTTATATGCTAAAGGAACACCGATACATGTGAAAGCAACACGTTTATATAATCATTTTTTAAAAGAGAAAAAGTTACAAAATAAACATCCTTTAATTCAAGAGGGTGAGAAGATTAAGTTCGTTTATTTAAAACAACCTAACCCTATTAGGGATAGTGTGATAGCCATGATGGAGGGGCTACCTGAAGAGTTTGGTCTCCATGATTACATTGATTATGAGAAGCAATTTGAGAAATCATTTAGGGGACCATTGAATGAAATACTGAAAGTAATTGGTTGGTCACCAGAGAAGGTAAGTTCTTTGGAAGCGTTTTTTGTTTGATAAATACTTAATAGTGGAGATTTGTTATGAATAAATTATGGTACACTTGGCAGGAAATGTGTCTTGATGTTAATCAACTCTGTAGAGAGATTACATTAGATAACTTTACGCCGGACGTGATCGTGGGTTTAAGTAGGGGAGGTCTAACGCCTGGCGTTATGATGTCTCATTGGTTAAAAAAACCTTTTAAGCCCGTGAAGAGCTCTCTTAGAGATTTTCCAGAATGGGAAGATTATCTTCCTAGAAAATCAGATGAGAGGGTTTTAATAGTAGATGACATATGCGATAGTGGTGAAACGTTTGAACGTATATCATCTTTTATTAAGGGCCCAAGAAAGGATCAGCCCTTAGAAATCAGTTGTGATGTAAAATTTGCATCCCTCTGGTGGAATAATGAAGTTAAATTCGAACCTCATTATTACGTAAGGGAGGTAGCAAAAGATACCGAGAATCTCTGGATTCATTTTCCATGGGAATCATGGTGGTCTGCGCCTCTTACTTTTCAAAACAATTTAAAAGGATAATTTATGTTAGATAACGTGCTCGGTTGGATTAGAGGTATAACCGAATTAGGTCTTGCAATAATTGCTCTTGGCGTTGTTCTTCAAGTAATTTTTGGTGCAGCTGTACCATTTCTCGGAATGGATATCGTGGGTTCAGTAGTGTCACTCGTAAAACAATTAGGTGCAGAAGGATTAATCGGCCTAGTTTCAATATGGGTACTTTGGGGAATCTACTCTAAGAGGTAAGATAACTAAAAAATAAAAGGCCTCTTCGGAGGCCTTTTTATACGCGAGAGCGGTGAAGGGGTTGGAAGACCCGTTAATGATGAGCGAGAGAGATTAACACACACTTTTCTTGGAAGGAGAAAAATGAAAAAATTAATTTCAATTTTTATAATTTTGGTTGCAGGTGCAACCTTATTTGGTATTACGGCAGTTAGTAAAAAATTGCCTTCAGTTGGTTATGTTCTAGTGGGACCAAAAAACGATGGCGGATGGTCAATGAGACATTATCATGGATTCATGTCATTAAAAAAACATGGTTATAACGTAGCTGGTGTCGAAATGGTACCAGAATCAGAATCAACAAAAGTATTTCGTAAACTTGCCAGAAAACATGATATTGTCTTTGCAACTTCATTCGGTTATATGGATGGAATGGTAAAAGCTGCAACGAAAGACCCAGATACAATTTTCATGCATGCCACAGGTTACAAGGGTAATGATACAAATATGGACAACTACGTTTGTCACTCATTTCAAGCACGATACCTAACAGGGATTGCGGCTGGAATGTTGACAAAGACAAATAAGATTGGTGTAGTTGGCTCACACCCTATTCCTGAAATTATTCGTAAT